TTTAGATTGCTTAGAGATGGAGAAGTCTAATGCTATTGAATGTTGTAAATCTTTAGATATAGGTTGCGATGTCTGGCGAACAAAGAAAAAACTTCCTAAACCTATTCGTATATATGATGGGGCTGAGTTTGGGTATGTAGGTTCAGTAGATGGGCAAACACCTTATCAGAGAACATCAGGAGTACAAGCATCTTATGGACAGCATAATAAATATACTTTTAAGCATCCGCAGTATATCTATGCAAATGACTATCTTTATGTTATAAATGCAACTCCAAGACTTATATTAGTGCGCGGAGTGTTTGAAGCCCCTGAAGAGTTAGACACTTATATGTGCTGTGATGGGACTCCTAGTTATTCAGAAGACGAAGATTATCCTATTTCAATGGATATGATACAAAGAATAACTCAGTCTATTTTAGGGGGTGAGTTGCAATTAGAAACACCTCATGAAGACGAAACAGACGTCGAGCTCGGCGAGTAGATTTAGTAGTAAAGAAGCTTATAAGTTTTTTATAAAGAAAAACCCAAATAGTGCAGTCACATATCCTTTATATAAACATGTAGTATCGGAGTTTAATAAAAGACTCTCTTTATTACTTTTAGAAGGAGTTGTGTTTAATATGGGTCATAGACTAGGTACGGTACGTATAAAGCGTATTCCTAGAGCTTTTAATAAACCCGCTATAGATTGGGGCGAGACAAATAAGCTTAAGAAGCTAGGTATTAATAAACATGTGTATTTCACAGATGATTATTACTATCGCTGGAATTGGGATAAGAGTAAATGTAAGGTAAAGAATAAGAGCGTTTATACGTTTGCTCCCACAGCGGGTCCGACAGGAAACCGTAAAGCATTAGTAAAGAAATTAAAGACAGATGAATTTGCCCATATGAACTTTAAACAATGATATATAAATCCGTTTCTTCTAAAGCTGTTATAGCTAAGATCTTCCGTGATCTCAAACCGACTACTGATACTTGGGTAATAGATGCCGTAGAGTGGATAGGAGAAGCGTTAGAGTTTATAGGATATATAGGAGGTCTTGAAAGAAAAGCCTTAACTCTAAAAGTAAAAGACCATCGCGTCTTACTACCATGTGAGCTAGTAGATATACTTCAAGTAGAATACCAAGGAAGAGCATTGCCATATGGAACAGATACTACAGGTTTTGATTTACCTAATGCTAAAAGAACAACTAGTCCATCTCCTTACAGTCCTGCAGCAATAACAACTGCAGCGGTATTTAAAACTGAAGCAAATGAACATCCATCGGGTACGCATACTTTTAAAGAGCAAAAAGAAATTACGTCTTCGGGCTATGGAGGAGGCGACTACTACGTCATTAATCCGGACTATCTACAAACGTCTTTTGAAAAAGGAGACGTAAAAGTTCATTTCTCTTCGTATCCAATTTGTAAAGACGGGTACCCAAAAGTACCAGATAATATCTACTATAAGCAAGCCTTAGAGTGGTATGTTATAAGACAGATGATAATGGGAGGATATACTCATCCATTTATAAATTGGCAAGTAGCAGACCAGAAGTGGGGACACTATTGCGTAGCTGCTCAGAACGATGCTGCTTACCCAAGTATAGATAAGATGGAAAGCTTTAAGAATATGTGGGTACGCATGATACCAAATATCAATGCACACTCTGATTTCTTTATAGGGAATAACACACAGGAACGCCTAGCAAGATGAAGCCATTAAAGGGCATGAACCAGGATATATCTTCTGCTAATAAAACAGAAGCTACGTATACTAAAGCTATGAACTTTGTGTACGGTACAGAGTTAGATGCTCTTTTGCAAGAACCTGGAATGGACAGATTAAATTCTTTTTCAGAGTATTATGGAATTATGGGGTGCATCCCTTTGCGAAATGACAATTTCTTATTATTTACTTATACATCAGGGTCTAATACAGGGGAAGGATCAGCTATAAGAAGATTTGACAGCACTACTAATCTTTTAGATTTAATCGATCAAAATGATGGATATCAGTTTTTGCCTAGTTCAGTGTTAAGTGCTGCCACTTTTTTTAATGATAAAAATGAAGAGTTTGTAATATTTACGGATAATGTTAATCCTGTTAGAATAATAAACATTCATAATCCTGAAACAGATTTATCCCTTAATGCTCTATTTGCTAATTACACTCCTTCTTCTTTTTTAGCTTCTCCTGCTGGAGGAGCTGGTTCTTATTTAAAAGGAACTCATTTCTTTTGTGTTGCATATGAGTTACAAGATGGTTCTAAAACAGCTTTTCATGGGATTGTAGGACCTTACGTATCTAGTGATAATGCGGCAGCTTTTGATATTTCATTAGCAGGTCTTGATACTGATTTTGAGTGGCTACTAATTGGAAGTATTAGTTTTGTAAATGCTGCGATTATAACTAAAATACAAGAAAGAGTAGCAATTACTGGAACATCTATGGTAGTAGGCACAGATGGTATAAATCCTTATAAAGAAGCAAGTTTGGAAGAATTAATAGGAAATTCTGCTACTTATACTAAAGCAAAAACTTGTACAATACATAATAATCGACTTTATCTAGGAAACCTCACAGAAAATGAAGAAATTTCTATGCAGCCTTTTGCTAATAAAGTTCAACCTCTTTGGGTATATGGAGATACTTATCAAGGAAACGTAACGTATCCTTTTAGTATGGATGCTATTGATTATCCTACAAATATGCTTTTTATGCCAGGAGAAGTATATGCTTTTTACATTTCATATATAAGAAAAGATGGATCTTCTACTAGAGCGTACCATATACCAGGGGAAGCGCCTGTTCAATTGACAGATCAGACAGATCCTTGGAATGACTTTGAATTTTATGGATATACTTTTCAATCAGATGCTACGTGTGCATCAATTATGGAGGAGTATTCAGATGAAAGGTATGCACACTTAGCTAATGATATAACTATACAAGGACCTGGAGCAAAGTTTTTTAGGACAAGATGTACTGCTCATATAAATAATTCTTTTGATGGAGCTCAAGATTTAGACTCAGATGGAGCAGAAAAAATACGCGGGAATATGGGATTCTGGGAAAATGAAGATGAGATTTATCCTGCAGATTTTCCTCCGCAAGAACGTATTACTTATGCATCAGGAGCGGAACAAGAAATTGTATTAGATAGCATACCATTAGCAGGTAAAAAAGTAAGGCATCATAAAATACCTAGTACACAATGGATGGGTTGCAATCATGGTCTTGAATTTCGAGACTTAAGCAATCCTCAAATGATTAGAGTAGAGTTCGACCATGTAATTATACCAGAAGGATATTCTGCAGCTCGTATATATTATGCAAAAAGAACAAGAAACAATGCTACTATACAAGGTCAGGCTCCTTTATTTCTAGGCCATACTAATTCGTATGCTCAAATAGGAACAGGAACTGTAAACGATGGGGCTTCGAACTATACTGCTTTTTTAGGAGTTAATCTTCATAATAACAACTTCTTAAGTTTTACAGGGAGTGCTGACGATCAAGTTATTGATAGGGAATCTTATAGAACAGGGGGGATGGTATGGGAAGTAGGAAAAATGCACCCTCCTGAAATGTTAAGTTTTAAGCCTGCTATATCAAGAAGTTTAGGGACACATTATATTATGCAAGAATATATTACTTCGGCTACTGGAGATTACACAGACCCAGAGTTAGATGTAGCTCAATACAAATTTAGTATAGATCACGGTGACTCTAATGCAATAGAAACTTTATATGCAAATGATTCTTTTGACGGGCTAAATTGGAGAAACAGAAACCAGAATTTTAATAATGGAGGAAGTTACTCAAGATTTCATAGAGTACGTAATAGGCATGCAATTTTACCAATTCAAGATAGTAAATATATAGCAGCTGGAGTTATAGATACTGAAAATCAGATAGATAATAGAGGTTCAGAAGAATCATTATCTTTTAATATAAAGTGGATATCTGAAGATATTACAGTAACTAACAATCACACTCCTAATCCTAGTACATCGACTACATCGTCTAATCGTATTGATTATGCAGATCATTTAATGACTAGACTTTCTCATGTGTCAGGTTCTTCGTCGGGAGCTACTACACCTACAACTGGTTTTTTACTAGATAGAATATCACCTTACTATGGAAATGTAAGTGGTACTCAAGCAGGTTATCTATCTGATAGTAGGTCTACTAGCGCTGGGGGTATTACTAACTATTGCACTTATAGAGATAATGTTTACAGTTATTATAATACTCAAGATTTAGTTGCGTGTACAGGAATGATAACGGCTGATACATTAGAAGATGTAACTACAGGTCCTGCAAATGAAACTGCAGCTTTTACTACAGCATTAGGAGAGTACTATTCTGGAGTCGCTGGAAGAGTTGAATATTCAAAAGTATATGGAGATTTAAATTATTCAAGACATCGCTTTAGAAGCACATCTCAAGTTGGATGGGATTCATCATCTTATGCGGAAGACGATAGCCTAGACAGTACGAATCATAACGTTTCTTATGCTTCTGATATTGGAACAGTTCGTATAGGGCATAACGTGCACTTAATGTCTCCTATTAATCCTAAGTTTATAGATACTACTCAAAGTGCTATGGATACGTTTACGTACCTAGGTTCTGCAGAGCGTACAATAGATCCAGATCAGTCTAATGATTATACATATGACATATCATATTTAAAGCTTAACGACTGGAAACAGCCAGGTGTATATACTTTAGATACTGTAACAGCTCCTACTTTACCTTATCGAGTAGCACGATCTCAAGCACAAACAGATGACGCTAAAGATGTAAATTTAAGATTCTTTCCTGTATTAGATAGCTATGAGCAAACTCGAAGTAGAGGAGAAATAGTAAACTTGCAAGGATTTAATGATAAATTAATTATACACCATGCCTTAGGTCTTTTTGTTACAAGAGGGCAAGAAAAACTTGCTACTTCTACAGGAGAAATTACTTTTGGAGATGGTGATATTTTTGCTACTAAACCTATAGAAGTTATACCTACTACTTATGGGTATGGAGGAACGCAACATCAATTAAGTTGTGCTCTTACACCTTTAGGTTATTTCTTTGCAGATGAGTCTCAGGGTAAGTTGTTTCAGTATACTGATAAGTTAGTTAATATAGGGGCTTTAGGATTATCTAATTTTTTAAAAACAAACTTAAAAGTAAGGAAAGACGTAAAATCAACAGAAGCTTTATTAGGGTTTTTTCCAGGAATTCAAACTACATATGACCCTTGGTTTGAAAGAGTTATTTTCCATCTAAGAAATTGGGAAGGGGAGTCAGAAGATGACTTTGTTATAAACACTCTTGCTTATATAGAAGATTCTTCAGTAGAACAAGCAGAAGGGCAAACAGCCTATTACGAAGGCACTAAAAATGTAAAAGATTTTTATCTTTCATATACACCTGCAAATAACAGTTGGACTAGTTTTCATAATTATAATACACTTTCTTTAGTGTCTACTAGAGATGCTTTATATAGTATAAATACTACTTTAAGAGCAGATTTAGGACCTGTAGGAACGGTAGGTTTAAGTATTTATAAGCATAATGATTTTACAAAACCTGTAGGAAGTTTTGCACTTAAACGAAAAAGTGCTTATATAGATATTGCTTTTCCATTTGGTCAAGGAGCTATACTTAGTGATATTAATTGGTATACTAAAGTTGTAGATGGAAATCCTGAGGCGGTATCTCATAAAGAACATGATGTTACTTTTACACATGCTATGGTTTATAATGATTATCAATGCAGTGGAAATATATCTTTAATAAGAACTGCTAGAGGAGTTAATGGGGGAGAGGATGTTAGTGGAAATATGAGGCGAACAGATTATAAATGGTTTTTTAACCAATTTCGAGATTTAGTAAACGACAGAACTTTAAGTTTTATTGATGAAGAAGGAGCAGTTATAGACGCTAATATAGATACAGAAAAACCATGGAATGAGCAAAAAAGATTTGTAGGGAATTTTGCTAATGTTAGACTTACGCTAGCAAATACTGAACATACTACTAATGCTTTGTACCTATATGATGTAGATGCTAAAGTCCGAAAAAGTTACAGGTAGATTAATAATAAATGAATGATGGCAAAATTTAACGGAAAAAAAGGGAAGCATCGCAATCTAGCAGAAAGCGTATTAAATGCGTATTTTAATTCGGCGGGGATAGGAACTAAAGGTTCTAAGCCTGTGAAGAAAAAGGTTCCGAAAATGCATGATGGAGGAGGAGTACCGCACGCACCAACGCCAGGACACGAAATGTTTGTAGGATCTACTGCTTATCAGGCTGACCCTTTAGCACAGAATTCTCAGGTATTGCCTTATCAAACACAGAATCAGAATTTATGGAATACTAATGCAGTAGGAACAGGAACTTCGCCTATGGGAGGTTTTAATACTGGTATAGGAGGAGAGGCAGGGTTAGGTATGCAAGGAGCAGGATTTAATATAGACCAATACAAAATGCCTGTATATAATAGTCCTTTAAATAAAACTCAAGAAGGATTAGCGCCAGGTCAAATAGCTGCAGCTCAAGCAGCTCACTTAAAAAAGGAAGGGCTACAGGCTTTAGGCGCAAATGCTTTAGGTACTGCAGGAACTATGATTGCACAAAGTGACGATACTACAGATAATGTTAGACCCTCCTCTTCGGGAAGAGATATATTAGGATCTGCAGTATCAGGAGCCGCAGGAGGAATGGCTTTAGGTCCTTGGGGTGCTTTAGCGTCAGCGGGAATATCAGTGGTGGGAGAGTTAGCTTCTTCTAATAAAGCAGCTAAACAATGGGATGAAGATTTAGCAGACTCAAACAAGCGGAGAATAGATCAACAAGGTCAAAATGCTTTAGAGTATTCAAGGCAAATGTCAAATTTAAATAGTCAAGGTAATTTAGGGTTATCAGGGCCTTATGCAAAGTATGGAGGAGCTGTTGCAGACATACTAAAAAAGTATGATACTGGAGGTCCTACAGGAATGAAAAAACCTGAAGGGATGAGTGAGGCAGAATGGGCAAACATATTACGTATGCAAGGAATAACTAATATTACTCCTCCTTCAGTTAAACAGGATAAACTGTCTAATATGACAGAACTTGAAATGGCTGTTAATGAAGAGGTTGCTAAAACAAATCAAGGTAAAGTGCACGCGAGTAAGGTTTATGGAGGAATAAAAGATACCGCAAAGGATGTAGGTACTACAGCCTATAACAATCCTCTTGACTCTGTGCAAATAGGATTAGGTGGTCTTGCTATAGGAGCGGAGGGTATACCTGTAGCAGGAACTACAGCTAGTGCAGTACTTGATGGAGTCAATGCAGGGGTTAGTGGATTACGAAGTGGGTATTATGGGTGGAAAGGTGACGCGGCAAAGGCTGCTTTATATGGAGGATTTGCTACTACTGATGCATTAGCTGCTACTCCTCTTTTGGGTAATAGCGCAGGTTCAATTAATTTGGCAAGACGACTAGCTTTGTTAGGGAAAGCAGAACATGTTGCAGCACCTATTGCAAAAGGAATTACAGGGTACAAGGCTATGACTATTGGTGATGAGGATCTCGCTTCAAGGAATTATGGAGGAGCTACCTCAAACACTAAATACAAAAAGTATAGAGAAGGAGGTCCTTTAGAGATGTCGCCTGCATTTTTAGGAGTGGAGCCAGAAGGAACAGGATCAAATGTATTTGATAGTCCTATGACTGAGACTGAGATGATGCAGGCACGTTTAGAAATGGCTGCAGCAGAACAGATGAACAGATTTCACAATCCTAACACGGGAGGCACTTACAAAGAGTGGGACCCAAGAGTGTCTGGATATATTCAGGATACTTTATTCCCAAATGTAGGGTTTAGTAAGGATAATCAAGTTCTTCAAAATGCACCACCTCCGGGTTGGAAGCCAGGAGATCTGTGGAATAGGGGAACTCCGTGGAGTGGGGCTACTATTTCACCTTTAGCACAGGTAGTAGATCCTAATTTTAAGACAAGCGCTGCTCATTCTACGTATATTAATGCAGCTTTTGACGACAAGCATGATTGGTCAGCTAATCGAACAAAACGAAATACTCCTTATCAGGCAGGAGATATTTTATTTAAAGGGTCGGCAGATTCAAGTCAACCCAGCTATGGAGAAGGGTATGATTGGTTTAAGAGCCAATCGAAGGCAGGAAAAGGGGCAGGAGACAGTTATCGTTCACACACAGATATGATTATAGGAACTGGTGAAAGAAAAATGACAAAACCTGAAAATTGGAATGATAAAAAATGGAAAAGGTATTTAAAAAATAACAGTGGGCTTGAAAAATATTATACTGTACAAGGAGGAAATGTAGGCAACACATTATCTACTGAAGATTTAACTGTTAAACAAATTAATAAAAAATATCCAGGATATTTAAATTTTAATAATTCTAAAGCACATGGAGGACCTACGGGGCAAGCAGACTATGAAACAGAAGGTGGAGAAGTTATGTTAGCTTCACCGGGAGATGCACCTGTAGCTGTAGGAAATGGAAACTATAAACAGGTAGCTTCTAATTTATACCAAGCAGAAGGACCCGCGCACGAAAGAGGAGGCATAGCTACGCAAGGAGCAACTGAACCATTTATGGATGCTTCGGGACAATCCCATGATTCACCTTATGTATTTAGCGATTCAGAAGACATGACGTTTGATGCAACAGATATACTAAAACTTATCTCATGAGTAAAAATATGACACCTGCTCAAGTAGCAGCTAAAATTGCAAAGTTTAAAGCTAAACAGGAGGCAACTTTAAAAAAGTACCCTGTTGGACCTATGGCTAACTCAGCACGTATTAACTTAAATAAAGCAGAAGCTGCTTTAGCTTCTCTTCAAGAGACTAATGAGGGTATGCGTATAGGTAAGCAGCCTCAAGCGCAAATGGAAGCTCCTATGCCTAATGATATGGATTATATGCAAGCTAGGTATGGAGGGTATACTAAACCTGAATATGCAGAAGGCGGTCCTACAGAGGGCTCATCAATAGATATTGCACAGTTTGAGGAAAGCATGAAGACTATCCTTGAAGCAGAGTTTACAGAAAATCCGTTTAGTGCTGAAAACGAATTATCGGATTTAATGGAGTATGCTAAAAATCATCCTGATGAGTTAGACTCTATTGTAGCAGAAGCTTTAAAAGGAAACATTCCTACTGTAAATGTAGGACATAGCGGCGCAGAGCCTGAATTGCTTTTTGAACGTCCTTATTATGAAAGGTTCCCAGATGAAGCTCCAGCTGATTGGGAGAATCCGTTCCCTCCTGCTGTTGAAGAATCTATAGAGGAAGAAGTAGAGCGTGAGCCTTTTGAATCTTTAGAGCGCTTAGAATCAAGTCCGGCTACGCAAATTGATTCTATATTGGACCCAGATAAAGGTTTACAACAAAGTTTACCTATTCCTCTTCCTTCTTCTTCTCAAGAGAATCAAGGATTTCAAGCACAGTACGATCCTTTTGTTCCTCCACCGCAAGCTTTATATGATCAAATAAAGGAAGATGGGAAAAATGCTACTATTTATGGCAATAACCCATCTATTTTAAGTGCAGAGAATAATGTTATTCCTGAGGAAGCTACTATGACGGCTTCTGGTCTCGCTAGAGGTTATTTAGGCAATACATACATTAATGAATCTACAAACCCAAATGTTTCTACTCGAATTTTGCCAAATCAAGCAGAAAAAGATGAAGCTGCTAAAAAACTTTTAAAGGAGTTTAATGCTTTGCCAAAAGCAGAGCAAAGTAAAATTAGAGTTAATGCTTTTATGGATAATGCTTCTCCAGACTTTACATATGAAGAAATTATGCAATGGGGTAGAGATAACTATGGTGTAAGTGAAGGGAGGGCTAATAGTCGTAATGAACCTGGTATTGACAACATGATTATTGGAGCTAATGTTTATGCAAAAGATAAGGGCCATGTAATTTATAATACAACGCCAGATGCAGGTTATGGAATTTCAGTTGACGCTACCCGTGTTTTATTGCAGTCGTTAGTAAATAATGGATTGTCAAAAGAACAAGCGCTTGAAGCTTTAAAAGATCCTGATATTTATAAAAACATTAAGTCTAATGCAAGCCCTAATAAATTAGGGTATCGCTCAATAGATGATTTAAAAAACACTGTAGATAATGCAGATACATGGGCACGTACTACATCTAATCGAGAGCAGTTACATTCTTTTTTAATTCCAGAAGGCCCTAGAGAAGATGGAGAAGTAATAGAAGGTGACTTTGCAACAGAATTAGCACCTGGAGTTAATGCAGAAATTTCTGGTTATGACGCAAGAGTACAAGACGATAAAGATTGGTGGTTAAGAGCCGGAGCAGGAAGATACCTTCCTTCTTGGATGTATATTGACGGAGCTGGAGGCAGGATGGATGATGTGGTTACAACAGGAGATAGGAAAGGAGAACAGGTAGGTGCGAGAGCAAGAGGAATAGAGCAAGATAGAGCTGCAGATCCTAACACATATAATGTGTTGCCATCCTTTATAGGAGGAGACGTAGGGCAGACAGAGGTTCTTAATGATGACGTAATTCCAGAAATTGTAGAAGACAAAAAAGAAGATAAAAAGAAAGATAAAGAAAAAGGAACAGAAGAAAAAAAGCAATGGAATCCTGAAACAAAGACTTGGGAAACTAAAGGACCTGACACATATGATTTAGATATGGGAAACCCTTCAGCGCTAATGGCTATTCCAGGGCTAGCTGCTTTAGCTAGTGCTAGGATACAGGGAAGAGCATTGGAAAACATGCAAGGACCTCCTAAACCTATTACTACTATGATGCCGCAGTTTAATTATAAATCAAACATAGGTCAACAATTACAAGAAGTTAAAGATGCTAGTAATGCTGTTATGCAGAACACTAATTTACAAGGACAGCAAGCGGCGGCTTTAAACCAACAGGTTATGGCACAGCGTTTAAAATCTAATAGTGGGTTACTTCAGCAAGATTCTCAACAAGAACAAGCAGCACGTGCTCGTTACGATGCTATGTCTACTCAAGTGCGTATGACAAACGATGCTTTACGAAATTCTTATTTACAGGATAGTACTAATTTTAAGAATAAAAAGGAGATGCTGCAGACTTCTGCTAGACAGCAACCTTTAAATGTGTTAGCTTCTTCTGCACAAGACTACTTAGCAAACGTTTATAAGTCTAACTTAGCGGCTCAAATGGAAGCCGTTGGAAGACCTTATGATACAGGATATGATGCAGAGGGAAATTGGATAGGCTACAAAAATAAAGATTAAAATTATGGCAACATTTCTACCAGATAAACTAAATATGTTAGAGTACAAACCTTCTATGGTGGGTATTCCTACGCAGTCTGTAGCTCGTCTTTACGACAGGTTAGATAAACAGGCATATGCAGCTGATGCTCAAAGTACTAAAATCAAAACTGCTCTAGCTGCTCAAATAGCAGAGGCGTCTCCTAATGATGCTCCTTATTTGCAGAATATGTATAATAATGTTGAAGGTTTAATAGACCAAGCTAAAGAAGAAAAGAATCTTCCAGGGTATGCAACTCAAATACGTAATATGGTTGGGGATATGGTATCAGATCAGCAATTTGTTAATATACAGTCTAACAATGTTCTTACTAAAAAGTATAATGAAGATAAGAACAAAATGATTATGAATTTTGGCGCTGAAAATGTTGTAGATTCAGGAGATAATCCTGCTACGTTTTCAAGTATGAATCCTGAAACAGGAGAGCCTCAAAGATTTATGGGGCAAGTAACTAAACGTCCTGATTATACAGCTGCTATGATGAAATTATTCAAAACTAAAACAGACCCTCTTAGAAATAAAAAAGAGTTAGAAGAGTTTATATATAGTCTTGGAGAATCTGAAGATGGCAGTGAAGCATATCCTGCTTTACAAGCTTATCGAGACACTCCAGAAGGTAGAATTCATATGAATGATTTATCTAATGAAATGTTTGATACTCCTTATATTAGATTAGCTCCAGAACAAGCTATGCAAGTAGAAGATTCGCTTAATCAAAAGCTAGAGAATGCAGGTCTTTTACAGATGAATTCTAGGATAACAGCTGGAGGAGTAGGAGCGCAAAGTTTTTCTAAAGATGGGATTTACAAAGATGAATTTAATCAGGTAGTTACTACAAGCGGTGTTCTAGGAAATACTTTAACAGATGGCGGTGACGGAGAAGATCAAACTATACAGCTTTTTAACGATGGGACAGAAAAAAGTGTAATGGACCAAACATTAATGACTATAGTATCTCAAAAAGGATATCACAATATTATTGATTATGATGGAGAAGGGCAAGAGATACAACAAGAAGATGGGCCTATAGACCCTAATAGAATTAAATCTGCACAGTTAACAAGTGCTCTTTCTCCTGCAGGTAATGCTATTATAGCTTTAACTATGAATAGTCAGTCTAAGGTTGATGGAGGTAACGATAGAGACGCTGCTCCTTCAGGTGTAGCTTATATTGAAATGATGCCAGAAGATATGGCGCAAATACAAGACAACTCTTTAGGGTTAATAAATCAAGTATTTGTCAATACTCCTTCTCCGCAAACTAAAAAAGCTTTCTTTCCTTTAATGTCTAGTATAGCTTATCCTCAAGTAGGGGCATTCCTTATGGATAAAACGTCAGAGAAAGTAGACTTACCTAATGCTAGAGAAGGAGGGCTGACTATTAAAAGAGAAGGAGACTATTTCGTACCTTATGACGATCAAGGAAATCAAATTCTTAGTAGTGGAGGAGCTAGATGGCGTTTTGAATCTCCTGGAGAAGTAAGAACATACGTAGGAAGAACTGTTTTACAAAATAATTATGGACTCTAATAAGCTTTATTAATAATGGAGAATAATAACATTGGGCAATTAGGTCTAACTGATCTTGGAACAGCGTCTACAGAAGATATAAATCAAGCTATGGAGGGGCAGCCAGAAACTGTAAAACCTGAAATAGAAGAACCTAAAATAGAAAAACCTGAGAAAAAAGAAAGTGCTCCTATATCTGATACATTTACAGATGGATTAGAGAGTATGACTTTTACTGATAAAGATGGCTATGCTCGTCTTTATAATGATGCAGGTTCTTTTGTAGGAGGCGACTTAGACCAGTTTGGGCATCGGACTATGGTAACAGGTCTAGACAAAGGATTTACTTTTACAGGGTGGGAGGATACAGCTGATAGATCAGCAGAAGCACAAAATAGTTGGGAAAAGCTTTTAAATGGAACTTTGCAGTTTGCAGGCGATACTGTACTAGAAACTACTAAAGGACTAGCTATGATTCCAGGAGCCGTCAATGCTTTAGTTCAAGGGGATTTAACTGCTTTATATGACAATGGTATGCAACGTGGGTTAGATTCTTTTCAAGAAGACTACGATAAGTATTTTGAAATTAAAAGAGGAGGTAATCAAACTGGATTACAAAAAGCATCTAATTTTCTTTTTGATGATATTTTAGGAGCTATGAGTTTTGTAGTAGGTGCTGTAGCTACAGAGGCTATTTTATCTGCTGTTACAGTAGGTTCAGGAGGTACCGCAGCTCCAGCACAAATAGCAGCAACTGCAGGGTTAGCAGCACGTGGAGCACGTATAGCTAAAGGAATAATATCAGGTGGTAAAAGAGTTATTAAAGGTCAATTTATTGATGATGCAATTAAAGGGTTTCAAGCTATAGCCAAAGATACTAGTAGAAGAGTTGCAGGGAAAGGGTTAGTAGGAGCAGGAGCAAAAGGAGCACGTATAGATTCTATAAATGCTGCAGGTAAACTAGGTAGACAAATTCTTACGGGAGGAGGTATGGAAGCCGGGGTAGAAGCAAGAGCAATGATGAATACTGCAGGTGAGGCACATAAAGCTCAGTATGAAGAGTTATATGGAGAGGGCACTTACACTGAGCAGATGGAAGAAGATTTCCGTAAAGAAATTGGAGGTGAAGCAGATGCTGTATTTGGAGCTAATCTAGCATTAGTAAGTATTTCTAATATGCTTATGTTCCCAAGATTATTTGGAGTTTCGTTGCGTAGAGGCATGAAGACCGTTAAGACTATCCCTAAGTCTTCTTTAAGCGCTGCAGCAAAAAGTAAAGCAGCAAAAGCTTATGGGATGACAGAAGAAGCTTTACCTGATTTATTAGATATGTCTAGAGGTACTGCTTGGGGAAGAAATCTAAGGCGTACTGCAGGATTACGTATAGGATTATATGAAGGATTTGTAGAAGAAGGAGGTCAAGGTGTTATAGGACGAGGCGCAGAACACTACATTGCAGAAAAGTATAATCCAGAAAACACTAATAAGACAGTTAATACNACTGAAGCTTTTTTAGATGGGTTAAAAGGATCGTATACTACTGCTGAAGGCTTTAAAGAAATAGCTATAGGATTTGGTTTAGGTTTTCTAGGAGTTCCTAATGTATTACGTATACAATCACAAAATGCTGACGGAACATATTATACTCCTAAAATGATGGGCGGTATAAAAGAACGTAAGGATAGGCAATCAGCTAAAGATAAAGCTGTAGATAATATTATTAATCTTCATAAAAAGCATGGGGATGTGGTTTCTATTCTAGAGTCAGAGTTTCAACATATGAATACTCAGAAAGGTCTTATCCGTCAAGCGGATATAGCCTATGAGAACAATGATTTTAAACAAGCAAAAGATATAGAAGCGAATCAGATATTTGCTCACGCTACAAGTAAGATTACAACAGGTAGGTTTGACGATGCTATCCAAGAAAGTAAAGAGATTTTGGATGATATGTCTGTAGAAGAGTATAGAGAGTTATTAGGTGAAAGCGCTATGAATATGTCAGATAGCGAAGTTTTAGCTCGTAAAGAAGAAGTTCACTCTAGCTATGTAAAAAAGATGAACGGTGTAAAAGAAGCTTATGATGCTGCTTCTGAGATATACAGAGGAGAAAATCCTGATATACACGCCGGCATAGCTAACATGATTTATAATTTAAAAGATAAAGATGTAAGAGAAAAGTATATTGCAGATTCTATAGCTGAGAAATTAAAGACTTTTAATGGGGATCAGATATTAGATGCTTCACACTTAGCAAGTGAATTAGAGATGACTTCAGAAGAAGTTGATGAGATGGTTTCTTTAGACGATAAGATAAAGCGTATAGAGAAACAGCTTAAGACTAAAATGGAGAGAAAAATAATTAAAAATATCGATCCTAAAAAAGCAGAAAAAAGAGCACAAGAAATAAATAGGATTTCCGAAGAGTTAGAAGTAGCTAAAGAAAAAGCAGAAAAGCTTTCAAGTGCATTATTTTCTCGTAAAAATATAGACGGGTCTTATGAATATGATTTAGAAAAGCAAGAAGCTAGACTACAAGGTCTTTTAGATATGAACCGTGCTTTAAAAGCAGTAGGCAGAAGAGTAACCGATGTAGATATGCAAGGGTTAAACGAAGACGTTTTAGACTTAATGGAAGTGACTTTAGATCGTAAAGTGTTAATCGAGAATTATAATGATTTAATAGAGCCTGGCGGGTACCAAAGGTTTTTAGACCGTATGCAAGGAGCGATTGCAGCAATGTATGCTGAAACTGCTGAAGAGAAAGGTGCTCGCGAAATAGCGGAGTACGACCAAAGGCAAGAAGAAGCCTATGAACAAGAAGAAAGTATAGAAAATGCTAAGAAGGAAGAGGGTGTAAAAGAAGATTTAGATATGGATAGGTATGAAGAAGATGTGCCGTCTGTAATTATAGAAGATTTTTCTGATGACGATGGAAAAGAGAGTCCTTTTTCAGACTTAACTACAAATGAAGATGCTATTATAACAGATGAGTTATATGAGCAAGAAGGTGTTACTCCTGCTGCAGAAACAGATACTAAAACTGGATCAGAAAAGGAAGTAGAGGAAGAAGTAGTAGAAGAACCATCTACAAGCGAACAGGTTCAAGAAGAAGATCCTGCTCCTATCAAAGAAATAACTATACCAGAAAAGATTTTATCTTATATAGAGGCAGTAAAAGTATTTATAAATAGCAATAAAGATATTTCTGCTTTAAACACTATTATGGGTCTTTATGATTATATGGAGACTAAACAAACTAGTAGGTCTGTAAAGGAGTTAGTTAAGTTTACATTAAAGCCTTTAAGAAAAATCTTACATGATAAAGGTTATCGAGCTACAAATTATACAGGAGTACCTTTAGAAAACGGATTAAAAGGCAATATAGAGTATGTAGTAGATGAGACTTTAGACCCAGGTAAAACACTTGTAAGAGAAACACGTAAACCTAAAATTGTTTTAGGCAATAACGTAATACAACAACCTTCTCTATTAGTAGCAAGAGGGCCTGCAATAGAAGAAGAGCAGTCAGCTCCTGGTAATTTAAGCGTAATGGAGGGAGAAACAGCTCCTATTCCATTGACATTAGATGATCCGTATTCTATGAAAGCTGTTCCTAATCAAGTATATCCTGAAGGAGCAATGCAAGTTTTAGCGGGTGGTTTAAAAGTAGGGGCAGAGATTACATTAAAAGCTGGAGTAGAGTATGAAGGCTCTATAGATATAATCTATAACGGCAATAAAATAGGATATATTCCACGTTCTAAAAAAGATAAATTTCTAATTAGTCCAGAAGTTCAACAGTTATTATCTGAAGGAAAGACTGTAAGAGCTAGTGTGAGCGGTGTAGAAGAGTCAGAAAATGGAGGTTCTAAAATTTATGGAAAAGGGCCTGATAAGAAAACACTTGTTAATAATAGAGGCAAGGCTATTGACGCAGTGCATAATGCAGATGGCGTAGAACAAGTACTTTTTGTTTTAGGTACAGATACAAGAGATGCTGTAAAAGATTCAGATCCTTTAGTCAACATACCTGCTATGAAACGACCTGATTTAAGCACTACAGGTAAGCACTATATGATTGTCAAAGATTTTAGAACACAAAAGAATGTGTGGATACCTTTAGATGGTGAGTTGACTGGACATGCAGAAGCTGAGTTTATGTACCAGGCTGCTATGGTAGTTGATATTTTTAATGGTATGCGTACTGCTGAAGCTGTAGGTATGACACAAAAATCTTATAATGCTTCTTTAGCTGTGTTTGAAAAGTTAGGAGTTCCTTTAGAAAAAGCTAAAGAGGATATAACTAAAAAAGAGATAAATAGAAACAAGCGACAGTTTGTTAAATTAATATCTATTCTAACAGGTTATAAGTCTAATGTAGACTCAACTACTTTTACTACTAAACAGTTTTTAAATAGAAAGCAAGGGGTGCATATGGATATTTTAACTGGAGCTACTGCACTAGACGGTTCGCCAGGTAGGCTAGACATAAAATTATTTGATTTAGATGACACACAGGCAATAGATGATATGCCTGCAGGTACACGAACAGGAGATAAAAGTGTAGTAAAGAGGGTACGGGTTTCTGAAAATAAAAGAGAAGCTATAGTAGATGCTCTAATGAGAATGAAGAAGAGTGCTACAACAGAAGGGAGAGATCTTCATATGGAGAATGAAGAGATGATGTGGCCTAAAGTTATTACAATAGGAAAGGATAACGAATTAGTTATAGGTGAAGAGGTTCCTTATAAAGAGTGGTTGTTAAATAGATTATTTACGACAGAGAGAGCTCCTATAAAGGCAAATGTAAATGGGAATAATGTTCATATAGCGAGTAATTATAATTCTATACAGCTGCAAGTAGGAGAGGTAGTAGAGGAAAGAGCTGTTAACGAAGTGGTAGATTCAGAAACTCCTACTCGTGTGATAGTACCTACTCAACCTCCAGTAGATGTTTCAGAAGAGCTACAAGAAAAAGAACAGCGTGAGAAAAAAGAGGAGGAAGCGTTACACAAAAATGATGAGTATGACTTTTTTCCTGGCAATGTAAATAATATAGTTAAAAAAGGAGTACATGATGTATTTCGCATGTCTCCAAATCTTTCTTCTATTGGCACACCTGCTCAGTATTCTGCTTATTTAGAAACAATATTCCCTGATAGTAAAACAAAAGATATTTTTACAGTAAGTACGCGATATGATTTACATAAAGATCCTGAGGCGGGCATACAAAGATTGATAGCGGATTCTAGAGCTACTAATAGGAAGTATGGATGGCCTGGAGGATACGTAGTGTATGAAGGGCATGCTGTTAGTCCCTATAAGGAGACATCACAGTGGAAAGATTATAAAGTTTTAATAAACCCTAAAGATGATTACACGGAAGATGTAGTCGAAAGACCGTCGCAGTCTTATAGGAAAGGAGGCTATAGAATAGCAGTAGCTAAAAGGATGCTTGTACTTGGTTCAAATCAAGATATGCAAGGATTTAAAAAGTTTGTACAAGAATCAGAAATTGATTACTACCCTGGGTCTGCTCAACTTGATTTATTTCCAGCTAGTGAAGGTAAAACACCAAACAAATTAAATAGATTAGATTTAGCAGGACAGACTGTATCTGTAACGGTTAAAGTAAAATCTAGAACAGATGCAGAAGCTAATTCTTTAGGCACGTACACAGAAGAACAAGCATTAGGTCTAGGTAAAAAGGCTATGAATAGAGCTGCTAAAGAATGGACTACTTCTGAAGAGGTTACTTTTGATATTAAATTTGGAGAAGAAGCTACACCTAAAGGTAAGCTAGCAAGTACTGCTACTTTAAATGCTTCTCAGCAAGTTAAGGTAGAAGCTTTGATAGACAATATGAATGGGTTTCCTAATGAACAGCTGCCTTTATCTAATTTCTTGGGTATAACTGGAAAGTTAGGCAGTCTTCAAAAGGCTAAGATGCAAGGGTTAGAGCTTACTATAGCTCCATTAACACAACCAACTAGGGAGGCTATAAATATATATGCAGGAACAGGAGAGAATGCAAGCTTAAGTAATTTTGCTTTTAGACAGTTTAAATATAAGGGGCTTGATTATGTGTCAGTAGAAGAGGCCTTTCAGGTTGCCAAAAAAGATTATTTTAATACATCAAGTATTGACCCTTCAGATACTACAACTACACCTGCACTGCTGCAGGTGGTTGTGGATAAGTGGGTTCAAGATATATTTAATGCTAAATCTAGTGCTGAAAAGAAAAGAATAGGGGGTAAGTCTATTGGGATTGACTTTGAAACTTATAGTTGGGATCAGGATTCTTCAAATATAATGAAGGATATTATGAGAGAATCTTTTACTCAGGATTCGAACGCACGGGCTAAATTATTAGCGACAGGTAATGCTACATTAACTCATACACAAGATAAAGGTAAATGGGGTAAAGAGTTTCCTAAGATTTTAATGGAGGTTAGAGAGGAGCTAAGGGGTACGCAACCAGCTAGTGAGGTTGAGGATGTAGAAAGAAGAAGACAAGAAGAATTAGATGCTGTAGGTATATCTAGTAACCACAAAAGAGGAACTCTTGAATATAAAAAGGATAGAGATTATGCTTTAAAAGAATCTAAAATTGCAGCTAAAATCAACGCTAAATATGATGCAGAATTAGCTGCTCTAAATCAACCAACTAGTGATGTTAAACTTGATGATAGTGTACCTCAAGTTATTCCATCACCTGCAGTTTCAACAGGTACAAATATGGATAGAGCGGGTAAGCTTTATGGGGTAGAGGGGATGAATGCACGCCAAGTAGCTATGACTGTTAATGTTCTATCAGGTAATATAGCTAATCTACTTCTCACTCACTCTATGACTACCAATAGAGCTAAGCCTTTACAAGCAAAGGATTTGAATAGGCTTGTCCGTCAGAAATTAGAAGGACAGTTAGAGAAGCTAAAGTCTTATGAGCAGACTGAAGCTATTCAAAAGAAGATAGATTTCTATGACAAGGTTTTAGAGCCGGGACGTTTTAGAACATTGATGATGCAAACTTTCTTAGAAGTACTACGTATTAATCAAGGGACTATAAAAACTTCAGGTGCTTCTATCGAGTTGGTATTAAATGAACTAGTAGGTAAAGAGTCTGTGGAAGATTCTGAGTTACTTACTGAAGATGAGTTAATGGCTTCTGAAAATCCTTTACAAGCCTTTGATGATAACTTTGCTTTTGGAGCTGATCCTAAGAATACTTTGAGATTTGAACTAAAGATGCGTTTGCTTTCTACTAGTCACACTGAATTAAACGCGGAGACGTTTACTCCTTTTGGTCAGTTAAAGTATGTTGATTTTGCAACTGCTGTAGAGAATTTAAATGAGGTGTTGTCTGGATTGCCAGGGGAACAGTATAACTGGGATTCTGTTAAAAAGAGATTAGAGGGCTCACTAAATGAGTACGGATACTTTAAATCTATTATAAAGTCTTTAGATGTAGAGAACTATGATATCATAGGAGAGAAGGACGCTAAGAGGAAGAAGTATATGATTGATAAAGTAAAACAAATGCGTCAGCAGTTAGTTACGTTTGGAGCTAAAGACGCTGCTAGAATGATAGGAGTAAAGCTTACTCCTTCTGTTGCAGAAGATAAAATGACAGGCATGGGAGGGAAGTCTTCTCAAACGTTTACACACTCTAGTAATTATGAGAATATGCAAAGGGCTATTACTCCTCTTGCTACAGGTAAATTACTACGCTATGGAATTTATAAAGTAAACCCAGAGACAGAAAATCTAGAGGTCGACCCTGTAAAAGTAGAAGCTTTACTAAAAGGTATGGATGCTATTACCTCTAAAGAAAATACGCATGAAGAAAAAGCAAAGTTACTTTCTAAGTTTTTCTATAATAAACTAGGTATTACTATCCCTGCTGATGTGTTTTCTAAAGATGAAATGCATGGTATAGAAAGAGATTTAGAAGCGGGTAAAGAAACCAATGCAAAATCTATCTTCGGTAAATTTAGAAATCTTTTACGCGGGTTAACAATGCCGGGTGCAGATTTAAATGTAAATCTTTTAACGTTAGATAAAAACAAGTCAGGAGAGAAACTCTTTACTCTTGGAGCTAAATACGATCGTGCTTTTATACAGAACTCAAGTAGAGATATCTCAGGTAAAGTACGTCATCAGCATAGCGCACCTAAGTTAATTACACAACGTCTTAATGAAATTAAGATGCAGAAAGGAAAGTCTACGGACTGGGTAGACGAGGGGAACTATATCATAAAAGCAACAGGATCTGCACAAAATAGAGAAAAGATTCAGTTAGACTACGTAGATGGTCTAAATATGAGTAAGAGCACGCAAGACGCTAGAGGGTTCCACGGTATGACGGAATCTGATAGAAACTTAATGGCTTTAATTACCTATGGAAATGAGTTAGAAACTTACACAGGTAATAAGAAAATGTTTGCTCGTCATATGCTTCCTACTATAGGAGATAAGCATACTATGCCTTTGATAAATATTCCTGCGATTATAACTCAAATGCAGACTTCTGTAGAACCTGCAACTAAACAGTTAGAAGATTTAGCTATAGGAGATTTTGTGAACGATAAAGAGTTTGGTAAGTACTATAATAAGTATATAAAGCCATCTGTAGATATGGAGATAAACCGTATTAATAAAATACGTTTATACAAATCTTCTGGGCAGACAAACGGCCTAACAACCAATCAGTTAAAAGCTGAAGCCTTTGTATTTATCCCACAACTTACTGAAGCTTTACCTCACGATAAAATGTTAGATATAACAGATATCGCTCTTCTTCATAAACAAGCAAAAGATATATTACACAGCAGTTTTACTAGAGATTTACAATCTATATTAACGTCATTAGATGGGACAGTAATAAGAAGAAACCCAGAAACAGGATTAATCAATGGTCTGTCATATTTAGACCCTAGTGTAAAAGAGTACAACTATATAGCAAACCACTTAGGAGAAGATTATAAAGAAATTGATAAAGGAGTCGAATCGTATGCTGCGTTTTTAACATACGTAGCTAAATTCACTTTAGATAGTTTTGCGGCTAAGACTAATACTACAACAATGTTTGTTGGAGATCCAGGTGCTTTTTGGAAAAACGATGCAAAGGGCACTATGGATAATACAGGGAAACGTTTTGCTTCTATGATTGCTCCAGGAAATGTTATACCACAAGTACAGTGGAATGAACCTATAGGAGGAGGAAAAGTTAGAACAAGGAATAACCATGAGATACATATATTACCTATAGCCGATCAGATAATGACGGCACGTAATATGACGTATTTAAAATCATTAGGTCTGTCAAAAGAAGAGTTATCAATGTATCAAGCTATTGAAGCAACTGATGGTGCTGAGTTTGTTACAGCGGAAGAGCANTTAAGTATTCTGTTAGCTCAAGGAGTAATTAGTGAGCTTGAGTTTANNGGGCTTTTAGGTAAAGCAAGAGACCCTAATGCTGAATTNACTCAAGCAGAAAAAGGATGGTTCCAGCCTATGAAGCCTGTTACAGCAGGACGGTTAGGTAGTTCTTTATTGTATATCAAGTCAGCTCAATTCCCGTTAGTAGCTGCATTTACTAAAGATTCTGAATTAGATAAGTTAAGGGTATTTATGGAAGAGAATAGATTCCATAGAGCTGCACATGAAAGCGCTTTCAAAGTAGGTAATACAATACAAAATCCTATAAATATCTACAAGAAGGATGGTACTATAGATGTTAGTAATCCTGAATTAAAGAATCAAAGGATAGTAGCTCCACGCCATTTTATACGTATTCAACAAGAGCAGCCTATAGGAAAAAAGCAACTAAAAGTACACGGATCTCAAGTAGCAAAATTAAATTTAGCTACTCTGACTGCAGAAGAAGGGTTTGTTTTAGATACAGCTCTATATACTCCTACAGAAAAGGACGGTACTTTTTCTGGAGCAGCTCTTCATAAAATTTATATAGAAGCAAGGCAAAAAGAAATTAATTATAAAATAGAGGAGTTCGGGGAAAAGTATGGACTATCTATTATAAAACAGAATGGATCTATAACACTAGGAGGGACCTTAAAGTATAAGCGTAAGATAGCTACACGTATGTATGAGGAAGCTGTTTCTAGAGGGTATGAAGCTAATGAGTTAGCGCATCTATATTTAGATGAAGCAACAGGAGAGTTTGCTACACCCTTGTGGGCATCCCTAAGTGAAGAGAGAGTCAATTCATTAATCTTATCTATATTTCATAAAGAAGTATTGCAGCCTCAGATAGCAGGCTTTTCAGGCGCTATTAAACCAGAAACAGGTATAGGGTTACAAGACATTACTAAAGAGCATAGAGGAGCTATAGTATGGACTTATAGAGATGGTAAAAGAATATTTGATGGGAAAGGATTGAAAGCTTCCCATAAAAAGGAAGATGGGACTATGCAACCTGACCAAATTATTATGCCTTGGAAATATAAAGGTAAACTATCTCAGTTTACTAAAAAAGATAAGGAAGGCAGGACAATACTAGATATGGATAAAGTTCCTGCAGATCTCTTAAATGTATTTGCATATCGTATTCCAGGTCAGAAAAAAGCCTCTTCAGGTTCTTTTGAAGTAGTAGGATTTGCACCTGCTGAGTATGGGGATGGCTTAATAGTACCTACAGAACTAGTAGGACGTATCGGTCAAGACTTTGACATAGATAAGTTATACGGTATGATGTATCAAACTAACTATGATAATGAAACAGGAGCTTTAACAGTAATACGAGAAGAGAATGCAAAAACTCTTAAAGAGAAAGCAGCAGCGCAGAGAAATATTCAAATGGATGTATACCATTCATCTATGCGAAACCCTTCTGATAAAGTACAAAAAATACTAAATACGCCTGTAAGTGATGGGTATGCAGAAGACTTAGCTAATATAGTAGGTAAAGAAGAAGTAGGATTATTGCCTATGTCTATAGCTTATAATAACATGAAAGCTGAAAGTGCTCAAGATGCGAAACAAGCTATAGGAGTCTTTGCTTCTACAGGAGTTACTCACGCACAGTTAGAGCAAATAGAAAATAAAAATGCAAGAGGTCACTTTGGGAAATCACAACCTATGGGTGAATATGTAGAACATATTTCTTTAGGTGTATTGATGGAAGAGAAAAGGAATGTGAAAAGAGATTTTGAATCCTATGAAGATTATCTAGAATATAAAAAAGAACAAAAAAATAGTATTATAGGTAAGAGTATGAATGAGATAACTAGGTTAGGTAAAACTGATATCTTAGACACTACGTTTGTTTTAGAAGGAGAAGGTTATAACCCTGTTGCAGGTACAGTACAAGAACAGTATTCTAGGCTTATAAATCATGCGGTAGATAATGAAAACAATCATTTGCTAGCTAAGTTAGGAATACATAGAGAATCCTATCCTTTGTGGAGTGCACTTACTGAAATGGGATACAACCAAGAAACTATTAGTATGATTGCGTTATCTCCTATAGCTTTAAGTTTGTATGCTTTAAGAAGGAAATCTCGCAGTTTTGGTAATAGTGAGATAGAGGCTACTGCTGGTTTAGTGATTCGTAAAGGGTTAATGGAAGAAGGAGGGTTTGAAACTAAAGGTGATTATATAAAGCAAATTAACTTTAATAAAGAATCTTTAAAATTACAGTACTTAAACGACCCAGAAACTAATTTAGAAAAAATAGATGACATCGCTCATAGTCTTCACATTCTAGACGCTATAGAAACAGCTGAAGAAGCTAATAGAGGCTGGAGAGATATGCAGAAGTCTTTTAGCTTAGACACAAAGTTGCCTAAGAGTAGACAAGATTTCTTTAAACTTATGAGAGATAATGTAAGTTTTACAGCTTTTCAATTTTATATGAACGATCCCCAATTTAAAGGCCGCAGGTTTAATGTAATTATGGGAGAGCCTGGCACATTAAATGGAAAGGCATGGAGTAGGACAAAAGCAAGTACAGTATCAGGTCAAGTAACGTATGCTACAGAATTATTATTTGGGAGTACTCTTATACTAGAAGGAGAGCATATCGAAAACACAGCATTTTCTCAATCTATCTTAAAAGCTTTAGAAGCTACAGGCTCTTCTAATTCTTACACAGATATTATAAAATCATTGAAGTCTTACTTAAGTGCTTCATGGGCAGAAGAATTAACTGGTCGTTCTGCAGTAAGTTTAAGGAAAGACTACTTAGATTCTAAAACAGATAATATAGCTATACAATTAGTGAATGCTCAAAAGGCATACCCAGAGGTTGCAAATAATTTATTTATAAAGCAGCTTATACCTAACATAGATGAAACAGCAGACGGGTTCCATACGCTACAGTTTACAGGAGATAGAAATATCTTAGTGTCTACTGTACAAATGCAAGCTGCTTTTTTAGATTTAGTTACAAGTGAAAATGTAGCAGTACGGAAGTTAGCTGAAACATTATTTGTATATGATTTAATTACAGGAGGTACTTTAAAGTCTAGAGGGTATGGTAAGTACATTCCTGCAGAGTATTTGCAAGATATGCCTGACCCTCAAACAAGAGAGGCTAGACCAGAATTAGGCATCAGAAGTCAGTTTAATCCTGAAATAGATATGCTAAGGAATTCAATTTCTTCAAAAGGAACTAGAAAAGCTTTATCTCAAATTTATAGACATAACCCTAAACTTGCTCCTAAAGCAGAAATAAAAACTATTTATTACTTAGACCCTATAACAAAGACGAATACTAGAGGGAAGATATTGAATACGGATAACATGTCTGACGAAGCTATTGATTCTTTATATAAATTAGGTTCTGTTTACGATAAAGGAATTTTATATACTGTAACAGGTCAGCCTTTAGAGTATAAAGAAAGAGAAGAGAGTGGCGAACTGGGGGTAGATAAGAAAGGTATTATAGTTAAAAGTGTTTTTGAAAATAAAAATAAAGATGGCAGGATAGGTAACACTCTAAGCAGTGAGTACAGTTCTCGTATAGACGAAGCCTCTAATGCTCAAGAACGTATCAAGAAAAGGTTAAATAATACTTTAGGAGACGATGCAGTAAGTATAGAAATGGGAGACCCTGCTGAAGGAATGGATGCAAATGATTTAGAAAGTCAAGAACCAGTAGAAGGAAAAGTTTAACAGGCAACCTTGATGATATAGATACAGGTATGGATCAAGATTTCTTATACCCTGTACCTCAAGAAGCTGAAGAAAGAGTTCCAGGCGATCCTACACCTATACCACTAGAAAACCATGTGCCTTTACAAGCAGCTATAGATGCTTTATTTCCTGATACCACTAATTTTGTTTTACATTGGGCGTTAGAGCATCAGAAAAGTTTACCTATAGAAAAGAGGATAAAAATAGTTCCAGGAGAGTATGCATATATGGGTGCATATAACAATACAACGAATACTTTAAAATACAATAAGAAGTTTATAACGGCAGAGCAACTAGCTCATGAGGTAGTGCATGCTTATACTGTAGATGCGGTAAATAATAAAGATAAATACCCGTCAGAGATTCAAGCTCTTATAAAGGAAATAGAGGATACTCGCAAAGTTCTTATAGNAAGTGAAAAGCANCTTGAAGCTATGGGAGTCAAAAATGGAGAACTTCAAATGTATCAAAGAGGGCATAATGTGTATACAAAAGCACAGAATGCTCAATTACGTAGAAGTCAATTAGTAGGTGCAGAGTATTCTAATGAGGATATACAAGCATATGATTACTATACGAAAAAAGAAAACCAAGAAAGATTGCACGGCTTTGTAAATGAAAAAGAGTTTATGTCTGAGGCATTAACAAATCCTATTTTTGCAAAACAGCTTAATGAAATTAAGTTAAATAGAGATACTACTCTCTATGAAGTATTCTTAGATTATATCTCAGGCATCCTAAAAAAATTAGGAGTAATTCCTAAAGGAGAAACAGCGGCTACATTAGTAATACGTAATACTATGCAGGTTATGGAAGCTGTAGCTAAGGAAACAGGAGTGCCTTTAAAATTAAATAAACCTAAAGCAGACACATCAGGGTTAGGAAGTAGTCAAAACTTAGAACCTGATAGTACTGAAGACCCAGGTAAGTTTGATGAAAAAGATTTAGAGACTCTAAAAAGGTATAAGCAGAAACGTATACGTCAATTCAATGAAGTAAAAGCTAGATTTAAAGATAATGCTAAGCTCGTCCGTGGGGCAAATCAAAGGATTGCTTTAGAAAGGATGGAGTTAAATGGTTTAGAAGATGAAGTAAATGTTCTTGATGTAGTAGAATTTGGTAATCGTGAGTTAGATAATGTAGAACGCATTCTTTCTAGAACAAGTGTTACTGGATCTAACATGAATGAGATGCAGTCAGCTATACAAGATACTTTAAGTGTCATAGAATTTTATGAAAATCTTCGTGACTTAAGTAATGTATCTTCTGCAGGGCGTAAAGAGTTAGCTCAGCTTCAAGCAAGAGCTAAGAATTTACGTAGCGAATATTTAAATATGAGTCGTAGTTTATTACGTGCTTTTGCTAAGAAGAGATTTAAAGGAACAGACGCGGAAAGTTTTATCAATAGTGATTCTTTCTTAGAGATGGAAAATATAGGATCTTTAAGTGCTTGGTTTATGGACGCTTCTCGTCAAGGTAGGGTAGAGTTTTCTTTCTTAGATGGCATCATCAAAGACGCACAAGCTGCTCAACAGCTAGACTTTAATACACGGGTAGATAATTACAAGACTGTTTCAGCTGCTTTTAAAGAAACAGAATACTATAAAAAGCATGGCTGGAATGGAATAGTACAACTAGATGCTGATGGTAATCCTACAGCACAGCTTATATCACCTTTAAGTAATCTATGGGATAGGCAACAAGATTTAAAGAAAGAGGAAGCTACTAAATCAGGTGATTGGGGTACATATTATAAGTGGAGAGATTCTAATACAGGTTCGGTAAATGTTAACCAGATGTATAAGATAGTAAATGGTGAAGCTGTTCGTACTAATAACGTTGCAGTACTTCGTCAATTAGAAAAGAAGTTTGGGAAGTTAGGAGCTCAAGAGATATTATCTCGTCAGGATATTTTAATGCAAGACTATGCTTCTTTACGTCAATCAGACTTCGATGTTATAGACATGGAGTATCCTACTGAACAATCTCGCAATAAAGCAAAAGCTGAGTGGGAAGCAAAGTATAGTCCAGGAGCTCACTATAGTTATAAGACAAGTAATAAAAGAGCACCAAAGGGATCTAGAAATAAATTCTTATACCATATGCCTTTATTAACTAAAGGAGGTAAATCAACAGGCTACTATGACAGTAGGTTTATTGACATGCAATCTGATCCTGCAGCTGTAGAGTACTACGAGTTTATTAGGTCACAGTTTAAAGAAATGATGGCTATGCTTCCTACTCGTAATATGGGAGCTGATTCAGCTCTTTTACAGAATGGATTATTTATTCCTGCGCTACGTAAGCAAATGACTTTAGATTTTTGGGACATACCAGGGAAATTAAGAAAGTTAAAAGATTCTTTCCTTAGAGCTATAACATCTTCTGAACAAGAGTTAGAAAGTAATCTCATTGATCCGGTAACAGGAGAGATACGTAGAGAGATACCTACTAGAATGTTAAATGCTTTTGCAGAAACATCAGAGCAAGAATACGATATGGATAAAGTATTTGCAGAGTTTACAATGATGGCTACCACTTATAATTCTAAAAATAAAGTTGAAGATATTGTTACTATGACAGATGCAGTACTTAATGAAGTAGGTATGAAGCACTTAGATGGTAAAAAAGATCGAGTTACATTAAAAGGATTTGGATTAACTAGCCGTAGTCAAGAAAGAAGGTCTAATATTTTAACAGTAGTACGTACTTTAGTTGATGACTTTTATGGTAAGAAAGTAAAAGAGCCTATGATTATAGGGTCTAAGAAAGCTTTTACTACTGAAGACAAACTTAAAGAAGCAGGTATAAAAGAAGGTCTAAATCAAGTCCAGGCTTTATACAAAGATGGTTCTATTACTGAGGAAGAGTTTAAAGCAAGTAGTGATAGGTTAAATACAGAACTTTCTAAAGTAGGAGGTTATGTAGATATAGCTAAACTTATACGTGGAGTAACACAATTTATGCAGTTAAAAGGTATGGGTTGGAATATTACAGCTGCTACAGTGAACGGTATCTATGGAAGTATGCAAGTATGGCGTTGGGCTAATGGAAGAGAAGACTTTGATGAAGCCTCAACACGTAAAGCAGCTACTATAATGATGGGTTCAACTTTAAATGCTATGTCTGCAGGGGTTGCTTCAGATCAAATAAAGAATGTTAAAAAAATTCAGAATATGATGATGAAGTTAAATGTTCTGAAAGATTATACTGAGGTTCAATGGGACGCAACAAAAGCATCTGACCCTAAAGAAGGTAAAAGGTGGTTAGATAAAGTACGCCCTTACCATTTGCAAAAAACATCTGAGTATTTTGTATATGGATTAGGAACTGTTTCTCATTTGCTGTTTATGAAAGTAGATGGTGTATCTCTTTGGGAAGCAATGGATGAAGAAGGAGTCATACAAATAGATGGATATCGTCCAGGTGAAGAGAACTATACTAAGCTTGTTGCAAGAATAGATCAATTTAATAAAGGGATACACGGTAACTACGATCCTGACAGTCCTATAGCTATAAAGAAAACTATGCTAGGACCTATGCTTATGCAATTCCGTAGTTGGTTACCTGAAGGAGTAGCTCAAAGAGGTCAAGAAGCAAAGTTTGATGCAGCGCTAGGGAGGGACGTTAAAGGAACCTTTAGAACGTTTGGAGGGCAAGGGTCTATGACAGCTTGGAAGAGCCTTCCAAAGCTTCTTATTCCGTTTATATCTAGAAAAGAAGCTATAGATGGATTAAGCTCAGTAGACGAAGCAAATGTTAGAAAAACTGCAGCATCTGTACGTCAGTTAATGTGGTTAAGCCTTATGATTGCTGTCATTAAGAATGCTTTAGATGACGATGATGATAACTCAGGATTAATTTACATGTTAAATGTATCTAATAGAATTGAAAGAGATTTAACTTTTTTCCATAATCCCTATAGTATTCAAGAAATGAGTAAAGATGCTTTACCAGTATTTAAATTAGCACGGGATGTTGCTAAATTTGGAGAGTCTACATTACAAACTTTAGCTGGAGATGGTACTATACCTACTGGAATTTATGCAGGTAGATCTAGAATGTTGCATCATGGAGGAAAGCTTATACCGTTTACAGGAGCAGCTATGAAACTACACCATAATATTGAATCTGTAATGGAGTAACCCATAGCTTAATTGCTATGGGCTTCTTCCATCTCTAGTACGTCTATAATTTTACTTTGCGATTTAATAGCTTTAAGAAGCAGTTCAGCTTGGTCGTTAAGGTCTATAAGTTTTTCACGCAAAACATCTACAGATCTTACGCTTGTATGTATAGCTAACATTCCTGCTACAGCTGAATACATTCGTCTATACTCAGGCTCATGGATATGATTAGCATGCATCTTTTGATAGTATGATATAGAACTGTGGTCTTTGTTCATATAACTAGCTGTTTTCTCACAGGATAAATTCAAACGGTTTCTTAGGATACAGGCTATTATCTTCCTTGCATCTACAGTGCCTACACTTCGGTTAGAGCCTTGAATCATCATTTTATTAACTCCGGTTATCTCTTCTACCATTTTATAGACGAGTGCAACGGTTGCATCGATAGAATTTAATTCTTCCATAGGTTATAATATATGTTGTTTAATTACTACTTGAATTTCTTCAGCCATCCACTTCTTTGCTAGAGTATTTAAAGTGTTAACTTTCTCATGTATAGGGCGTGGTTCTTCCACTAGAGCTCTGAACTCTTTTACTCCAATTAATCTCTTCATCGGTAAGATATTTTAAATTTTAAGGGAAAAAGAGCCCGTAATCAACTGAATCAACTAAGCAAGGTCTTCACCATTTATTTGATTTTATTACGGACTCTCCCCTGGTATCACATAGTTTTAAACACAGACCGTTACGTTATATTTAATTATGATTTACCAATCAGCACGTTGCTGATATTTGTTTAAGGCTTTAAAAAATATATCTAATTGTATTCCATGGTATTTTACTAGCATGGAGCTCTTTAAATTCTTCTATAAACTTACGCTTTAACGTGTGCTTATACCTTATATTTTCTCCACCATATTGTGAAGTTTTAGTTTCTTGTATTTCAGGAAACCATAATGTGTCTTCAGCTTGAGGCACGGTATTTAAATTAACCATGTGTTTATTCTTATTATGAGTAAGAAATATAACCTCAGCTAAGACTTGTTCTTTATAGTCTACGTATGTGTCTACCATATCAAACAGAAAAGCATAGTCTTCTAACCATCCGTCATATACAATAACAGGACTGTAATTTATATGTACATCATACCCGGCATCTATAAAAGCATCTATAGCTTTAATCCTATCGATAATTTTAGAAGTATTAGGCTCATGTATATCAGCCATTTTTTGCGGCATTAGACTGAATCTAATACGTATCTTACCTTCAGGGTCGTATGTAATTAAATTAGGATTGACATACTTTGTTGCAAAGCTACCCATAGCAATAGGATGCTCTTTAAAGAAAGAGAATATCTTTTCCCATTCATGGTGCTTAGCATGCAAAGCAAAGTCTTCATTACAGCTAATATCGTATGTAGTATATTTAGCATGTGTTTGGTTAGGTTTATCTACAGGTGTAAAGTAGGCATGGTTGTTAAGTTCTGTTAAGATATCTTCAGTATTCTTAGCGACAGACAACCCTATAGGTTTATGTCTTTTCATATAACAATAGCTACAATTATATAAACACCCGTGTCCAAAGCTAGGACTAATAAAATCTGTAGATCTGCCAGAAGCACGTATTAACATAGACTTACGTACTACTTCTTCTATCATGGTTCTAATAGATATTCTAATTTAGAAATAACATGATCGAGCATTTCTCCATCAGAGATTTCTTCAGAATATTCAGGATCTTTAATATAAGTAAGTAGCTTTTTAATTTCGTAGACCATATTGTCTTCTCTAAAACTACTCATACTATTACAGTTACTTCGCACCATCCTTTCTCACTATGACTAGCTTCGGCTTGATAGCCTTCATCGCTTAAATGCTTTTCTAGTTTCATACTAGCTTCCCATAAGCCTGGTTCAGGGATTTCATCGTGCTCATCATCATAGCACATACTGCCACGACATTCGTACATGCTACTGTCTTCATTAAATTTGAAGATGTAGCCGTCTATTGTTTCACTTTTTCTCATCGTTATATTTTTTAATAAATTCTACTACCACTTGGTATGCTGCTTCTCTTTTGCTACCAATAATATCTATATTTATTACTTCTTCTATAGAATGGTCTGTATTGTGATTTATTTTACATCTACTTTCAGCTATTATAAGTTCATATCCTAAACTCTCTACCTTCTCAACTACTGGCATTAACCAATTCCATTCGGTATGAAAACGAAACCCATTATTTCCTTTTCCATGCTTTTTTTCTATTAATTTATAGTTCAACCCTTGAACTACTCCTGAGTTATCGGTGAACTTTTCACCCATAAATTCTGCTATTAGTTTGTTATCGTTTATCATACTACTTCTTTTGGGGTTAAATTATACTCTTGAATGAACCATACTACTGCCTCGTACACCTCGTCTATTTCACTGTATAAATTATAGTCTAACAGTTGAGCCGGTATTCCCTCACATTCCCTTTTTATTCTCCGTAGTACGGGTATAATCCAATTCCATGAGGTGTGGTAAGGAACGTCTTTTAATTCCCATTCTCCTAAAGGAACGTACTGAACGAACTCAGTTCCTTGAGAGTCTGTTCTAAAGTCTCCTCCCCCCATAAAATTTACAATTAATCTATTGCTTTCTTTTTTATTGCTATTCATCCTATTACATGTATTTCATACCTACAATTACTNTCGGTATTTGCATTTAAAAGTTCGCAAAATTTAGAAGCGTCTTTAAATTTAGTAAACTCTACTGTTTCTCCTAAACTATTGTTCATATATACATGAAT